CCGGAGATAGGTTAATGGCTACACAAGCAATCGCACCAAAAGCAGATCAGCCACGGGTTACGACTGACTCGTTAAAGCGTGGCGAGCGGATGCCCAATTTAGAGTATCGTGTTTCAGGAGTACAGAGTTTTACGCGTAGTCCAAAAGAGCGGACTTACGGCAGGACGGTTAGGGGATAGTTAACAGGAGATCGCTATGTACGGCAAAAAGATGAAGCGTGGTCGTAAGACCCGTCGGTAAGTTTCACTGTGAGGGTGGAAAAAAGGTTGTGGCTGCTTGACCTTGAACTAGGTGGTCGCTGCTATTAGGAGAAATCACATGGCACGCAAAGGACGCAAAGGTCGTAAAGGTCGTAAGTAATTACGGCTGACCGGTAAACCTCCCACGGGGGAGGGAATCGAAATATATCCCCCACTTGACAAGTAATAGATTAGGTTTAATCTACGCAGTAATTTAATAGGAAAAGTATGAGTGTACCTCCAGACAAACTGATGGAAATGATAAAAAGCCAAAAGGACTCAGCGACTCCTGGCGGTTTACCACCAGCGCCTGAAACTCTCGGTGCAATGTCAGACACTTCATCTCCACCCATGAGTTCACCCATGTCCACTCCCGAACCCAAGATGGGTAACCGAGAAGCAGCCATGATTAATATTTCGATGGCGATGGATTTGCTAGAACAAGCCTTACCTGCGGTGGGTAGTGAGTCTGAAGAAGGACAAAAAATTATTGGTGCAATTCGCGGTATGAGTAGTTTGATTGGTCCGAAAAAAGGCAAGATCAATGAATTGCAACCAAACGAAATTATGCAAATGTTACAAACCTTGCCTCAAGCTGGTGGCGCAACAGCCGAAGGTAAAGCAATGGCTCAAGCGCCAACAATCCCTGGTATGTCATCACCTGTACCTCCTCCGCCTGCTGGTGGTGGAATGCCTGGCGCTGGCGCACCTTCTTTAACTCCTGCAATGTAAAGGAAAAATTATGGAACTTTTTAAACCCCGTGGTGCAGCAAGCCCACGCAGACCTACCGACAACAACCAAAAGAATGGCCAAGTCATCAATACTCCACGCTACTCTCAGTTTGGTGGACTAAGCGCTTCTGGTAAAGCTGGCTACAAAAACATGATGTCTATGAGCCAACCTGGTGATACCAAAAAAGTTATTTAATCTAAATTAGGGGATAAAAATGAGTTTAGAAGATATTAGTTTAGAGCAACGGGATGAATTGGCCCTCTTAATGAAAGAGTTGGCTGAGAATCCCGCTACTCGCAAAGAAGCCTTGCGTTTAACTAAAAAAGTTAGACCCAACTTACCCATTCCAGAATTAGAGCTTGAGGATTACACCGAGAAAAAGGTGAACGCAGCTGAGGATCGGGTTAATGCCTTAGAAGCAAAATTAAGAGAAAAAGAAGCATTGACTGAACTTGAAAAGCGTAGAAGCAAGTTAGTCAAGCGTGGTTTATCTAATGAAGAAATTGAGGAAGTGGAAAAAGTCATGTTAGAGAAAAAAATTCACGATCATGAAACTGCTGCCGATTATTTTGATTGGATGAAACAAGCAGCAACACCTACACCGATGGGCTATAACCCAAGTGCGATGAGCAAGTTTGACTTGTCTAAGTATTGGAAAAACCCAACGCAAGGTGCACGGAATGAAGCAGCACAAGCGCTGATGGACTTGCGTAAAAATACAAGACCAATTGGCATTTAGTAGTTTAACAGGGGATATGTTTAACGGAGAATTATTATGCCGATAGGTGGTGGAATCGTACCAGCTTCGGGTTCATCGCAATATAACGAACTTACTTATGTAACTCGTAGAGCGTTTATCCCCAAGCTTGTCGTACAAATTTATAACAGCACACCCTTGATGGCTGCGTTGATTGCTAACAGTCAGCAGGCTTCAGGTGGTGTATCTCAAGTAACCGTACCCGTTCAAGGCGCACAGTTTGTTAACGCACAATGGTCTGACTATTCTGGTTCATTTAACCAGCCGTCTGTTCAGCAAGGTGCATTTAACGCTGAATTCAACTTGAAACTGATGATCGCGCCCGTGCCGTTCCTCGGTATGGAAGGTGCAGTTCAACAAGACTATGCAATTATTCCTCTCATTGAGGCTCGTATGAATGATGCGACCAATGTGATGATGGATGCGATGGCAACTGCCTTGTACAACAACACAACCAATACTCAACAGTTTATTGGTTTGCCAGGCGCAATTGACGATGGTACAAACCTTGTAACTTACGGCAACATCAACCGTAACACTTACACCTGGTGGAAGTCAAAAGTTTATAACGCTGGTTCAGTTAACCCAACCCGTCAAAATATCCTTCAGTATATTTCTGGAACTGTGAAAAACGGTGCAGAAGTACCCACTTTTGGTGTTTGCGGATTTGGTACTTGGACATTGTTAGCTCAAGACTATGTTGGTCAAGAGCAGTATGTTATTACACCAGGAAACGGTTTTGATGGTGACTCCAATGGTCCACAAGCAGCTTTTCGTGCTTTGATGGTTGCCGGTGTACCTATTTATCCAGATCCTTATTGCCCAGAGGGTACTGTCTATTTCATTAACTCAAACTACTTGAGCTTGTATATCCATGACCAAGGTAGCTTCGTGTTTACTGGATTTGAAAGCACTCTACCAAACTGGCAGATTGGTTATGTTGGCGCAGTCTTGATGATCGCTGAATTAGTGAGCACCAAGCCAAAGTCAATGACCCGTGTATCTGGTTACAACTCTATTTCAATATAAGGAGAACTAACCATGGCACTTGCTTTAAATAAGATCCTGATTGCAACAGCAAATGCAAACACAGCTGGTGCGTATTTTCAAGGGGTAGCTAACATTTCAGCAACTACGGCTGGTAATGTGATTCCTGCTGGAACTTACTATGTGTTTGGTACGGCCAATGTGGTAATTCAAGCGATGTCAAACTTTAACACCTCAACTAATGTGGCAACATTCTCCAATGTGTATTCCACTAATTCCGGTGGTTTAGTTATTTCTGACAATGTAAGTGTGCGCTTATTGGCAACAACCAATGCTAATGTTCAACTTATTACTGTAAATGGTGGCCAAGATGTTTCTGGCACTTTTAATGTTTAAGGAGAACGGTAATGGCTAATTCAAATGCAGTAGGTACTCTTTACCTTGATAGTTTTGGTAATGCGCGTGTCGCGATTGCTGTAGCACAATTAATAAATACTACAGGTAATGGAGTTGTCACTAGCGTTGAAATGCCTTTATTGGGTGGTGGTTTAACAAACGGTGGAGCAGTAGGAAATTCGGGAAGTATTATTCTTCGTAGAATTGTTGCTACTAGCCCTACAGGTAACATTTCACTTGCCAATATTTCGATTACAACAAGCAATGACGGCAACATTTCTAATGCCGTTGTAGCTAATGTGGTACTCAGTAATTTGACAGCAGCTGGCCGTTACCAAGACTTAGCAATCGCAGCTCCGTACAGCGCTAATACTGCTGTATCTGGATCTACCACCTCAGTCTTGTTTGTCAATGTTAATACCGCTTCAGGCAATTCAAATACTGTGAATTTTGCAGTATATGGTGATGTAGTGAGTTTTTAATGGCTAATATCTTCGTAACCAATAAATCACAGCAAGACCTTAGAGATGGCTTCGCTGGTGTGTTTTATGACTTCAAACCTGGCTCTACAGTCGAAGTTCCAGAGGAGGTTGTAAAACACATATTTGGTTACGGAGATACCAATAAAGAACCGTATTTGGCTCGGCTTGGTTGGATTAAAACCCACAATGAATTATCAGATGGAATGAAAAAATTATCTGAATGGGAATTTTCTGATCAACCCCCTAGAAAGAACCAATCGTTATCCCCGTTGGTGGAAAGAGTACCTCTCCCTGCTTCCAAGCGGGGCGGGGGAAAAATCCTTTCGGTGGCAGCATGATCTATGGAGATTAAATGGCAACTCTGTCATCTTACATTACGGATGTCCGATATTTACTCCATGATGCAAATGCAAACTTTTACACAGACAACCAATTAACCGATTACATTAACAGTGCTCGGGATCGGGTTGTTCGTGATACCGGTTGCTTGCGTGAAATCGTTGTTACCCAAACACCGTGTCAAGTAGCCCCTAGCGCAGTATTAAATGGCGCTACTCCAGCATACCCAACCGCTTGGGCAGCAAACACAGCTGTTACTTTAAACAGTTTTATCTTTAGTAATATTTTTATTTACCAAGTTACTACGGCTGGAACAACCAGTAATACCGCGCCCCCGTATCCAGACGGCAGTGCCAACAATTACAGCAATTACCCACCAACAACCCAATTTACCAATGGTACGGCAGGGTTAACTTATGTCGGTAATTGCGAAACCATTAGCTATGCAGCACTTACCAATTTGATGGGTTCTAGTCCGCTATCGCCAAGTTCTAACAATACAGTCTTAGACATCATCAACATGAACTTGTATTGGGGCAATACTAGAGTGCCGATGGATTACTTAGCCTGGTCAGACTTTAATACTCGTTTGCGTTTTTGGCAAAATTACATTGGCAGACCGCTTGCTTTTAGTATCTATGGCCAAGGTCAAATTTATGTTGGACCAGTGCCCGATCAAATTTATCAAGTTGAGTTAGATTGCGTGGTTTTACCTAATCCTTTGGTGTTATCAAGTTCAAGCACCACGGATACAATTACCGATCCGTACACAAGTTGCGTCAAATTTTATGCTGCGTATCTAGCCAAGTTTTATGAACAAAGTTTTGGAGAATCCGAAATCTTTAAACAAGAGTACCTTAAACAAGCTACCTCGGTTCTTAATACGACATTTACGAGAAGGATTCCTAGTGTTTATAGTGGGATGTTGTAATGGCCGCAGCCGAACAAAAAAAGTCCTACGAAGTTGTCAAAGAGTTTAAAGGACTCAACACCAAAGCCAACCGAACAGCTATCGGTAAAGACGAGTTTTCGTGGGTTGAGAATGCCCAACCGGTAGGCTATGCCAACTTAAAAATTGTGCCGACTTATTCCAATGTAACGGTTGCCAATGTAGCGGTTACTTTTAGCAATACGGTCACTTATTTAACTACAATTAATATTGGGGTTAAAGATTATGTTGTAGCGTTTTTATCAGACGGATCAGCACAGTATTACGACATTATTGCGGGTACAAAAGGAAATGTAGCGCCTGCTGGCACATTTTCGGGTACAGGCATGATGAGTACCCAATGGTACAACGACCGAATGCTGATTCTTGACCCAACTAAGGGTTATTACTCATGGGATAGCAATAATGTGGTTAGCATTGGTTCAGTCGGTTCAATTGGAATTGTTAACCAAGGAGCGGGTTATACCTCTGCTCCAACCGTTGTTATTTCGGCTGCAACCCAAGTTGGTGGGGCAAATGCCAATGCGGTATCGACTTTAACCACGGGAGCAAACACCGTATCTACCGTTACGGTATCCAATGCCGGTACAGGCTATACCAATGCTGCCAATACTACGGTTACTTTTTTAGGGGGTGGCGGGTCTGGTGCGTCAGCCGTAGCCAGTTTGGTCACATTTGCCACAGGAACGGTATCTGTAGCGGTTGTGGATGGGGGTGCAGGGTACACTAACGCAGCCAATACCACCATTACATTCTCAGGCGGTGGGGGATCAAACGCAGCTGCTCAAGCCATTGTGCGGGGTAATGTGGTCACCCAGGTCATTATGACCAATGTAGGGAGTGGATACACCAATACTGCCAACTTAACCGTTACTATCTCAGGGGGTGGGGCAAGCAATAATGCCGTTTTAAAAGGATTTGTGTCTACCGAGCAAAACTGCGGTATAGCGAGTTTTTCGGGTCGAGTATGGATCTCTCAAGGCAGAACCGTTTATTACAGCGCTGCAGGCTCATTTAGCGACTTTACGAGCGTTTCTGCAGGGTCAGTTACCCTGACAGATTCCACTTTGCACGGAAATATCCAATATTTGCTCTCCGCCAATAACTTTTTATACATTTTTGGCGATGATTCCATCAATGTATTTTCTGATGTTAGGGTTACTACTAGTGGTTTAACCTTGTTTACCAATACCAATGTGAGCGCTTCGGTAGGGTCTAAGCGCCCAAATGCCATTTTTCCGTATTTCCGTTCCGTATTATTTATGAACGATTACGGGGTATATGCCTTGGTTGGATCGACTACTTCTAAACTATCAGACAGCTTAGATGGTATTTTCCCTAATATTGACTTTGATAGCCCGATTTATGGCGGTCAAGTTCTGATTAATAACATTTTGTGCGCTGCATTTAATTTCCGGTATTTTGATGACACTTTTACCGATTCGTATCGGTATGTCCAAGCCATCTTTTTTGAGAAAAAATGGTTTATTACAAGCCAAAACGATAGCCTGGCTTACATCACTTCTGTACCGGTTGGCGGAAAAATTAGTCTGTATGGCACGGCCACAAATCAACTCTACAAACTGTATAACGATTCTTCGTCTGCCATTACTAGCCGAGTGCAAACGGCTTTGATGCCCATGGGTGACCCCATCCGTACCAAGCAAGCTCTTAAAATGGGAATTGAAGCAACAAGTTCCAATAGCGCGATTATTTTGTCTGCCACGATTGACAGCGAAGTGGGATCAAGTTCACCCTACACCTTGCAAAGTTTAGTGTCTTGGCAAAATATAAATTTGCAAACCATACCTTGGAAAAATGCTTCTAATGTCACAATTGGCTGGATTGGTAGCGGTTATAACCTATACAAAACCGATGCCTCCCAGTATGGAAAATACCTCGGAATTACAGTAACATCAAACAGTCCATCATTTAACTATAACGGCTTCGAATTTGAACATGAATTGAGAGTGAGGTTCTAAAATGCCAGTACCAAATATCTTTGGCGCAGCGACTACAGCGATACCGCTAACACAACTTGATGCCAACTTTAATACCGTAGCAACCCTTGGTAACGCATCCATTGGTCTAGGTAATACCACAACTACAGTCGGTAACTTAACCTTAACCAATGTAACCATTACTAGCGGAACAATTAATTCTGCTGTTGGTATTTCTGGTAATGTTACTATTGGTAATACTACCGTTGGCTTAGGAAATACAGCTACTTCTGTTGGTAACCTAACGCTAACCAATGTAACTTTGTCTAGCGGTACTTCCAATATGACACTTGGAAATACGGCTGTAACAATTGGTTCTGCTACGACCTCTGTTGGTAATTTAGCCCTAACTAATGTTACCATTACGACTATTCAAGAGCCATCCAATGTTACAGCTACTGCTGCTACTGGAACAATTAACATGGAGTTGCTTAATACTTCAATTCTCTATTTAACTTCTAATGCTACTGGTAACTTTACGGTTAATTTTAGAGGTACTTCAACAACATCATTAAACAATGTAATGTCTAACAATACATCTGTTGCCTGTACTGTTTTAGCTACGCAAGGAAGTACTGCGTACTATAACTCAGTTGTTCAAGTGGATGGAAATACTGTTACTCCTAAATGGCAAGGTGGAACAGCTCCTACTAGCGGTAATGCAAGCTCAATTGATAGCTATACCTATGTCATTATTAAGACGGGTAGTGCAGCTTTTACAGTCCTTGCAGCTCAAACCAAATTTGCTTAAGGTCTTATAGATGCCACGCTTATCTAAAATTGGTGCAGCAGCCCTAGGAGCTTTTGGGTGGACAGGTAGAATTGCCGCCACAGTACCAGGCGCACCAACAATAGGAACTGCGACTGCTACAGGATCAACTACAGCGACTGTAACTTATACAGCACCAGTAAGCGATGGTGGTTCTCCAATTACATCTTATACAGCAACATCAAGTCCAAGCGGTATAACAGGCACAATAAGTCAAGCAGGTTCAGGAACAATTACTATAAGCGGATTAGCTAGTGGAACTGCTTACACATTTACTGTGACTGCTACTAACGCTGTTGGAACAAGTGCTGCAAGTGCAGCAAGTAATTCTATAACAACAAATATAACTCTTAACTACCTTGAAGTTGCTGGTGGTGGTGGCGGTGGTTCGGCTGGTGGTGGCGGTGGTGGCGCTGGTGGTTTATTAAGCGGGACAACTTCTATTAGTGCATCAACTACCTTGACTGTAACAGTCGGTGGTGGCGGTAGTGGTGGCATAAGTCAATCAGACGGAAGTAATGGATCAAGTTCATCGGTAACTGGTTTAACAACAGCCGTAGGTGGCGGTGGTGCAGGTCATGGAGACTTAGGCAGTGGAAATGTATCTGCTGGTATTGGTGGAGGTTCAGGCGGTGGTGCTGGCGGTGCTAGTGGAACTAGTCGCTCAGGTGGTTCAGGAACTTCAGGTCAAGGAAATACTGGTGGTTCAAACTACACAGGCGGTGATTATTATGGTGCTGGTGGCGGTGGTGGTTCAGGCGGTGCTGGCGGTACTGGTGGATCATCAACGGCTGGTAATGGTGGTTCAGGAACTTACTATTCAATTAGTGGTGCTTATTATGCTGGCGGTGGCGGTGGCTCAGGTTATTCTGGTGGTTATCCAGGTTCACCAGGAAGTGGCACTAATGGTGGTGGTAATGGCGGTGGCGCAAGTGCTAATGGGGATTCTGCAACAGGAAATACTGGTTCAGGCGGTGGCGGTGGTGATAGTCCTACTGGTGGTAGTTCAGTTAGTAATGGTGGAAACGGTGGCAGCGGTATAGTTATTCTTTCATACGCTGGATCACAGAAATTTAATGGTGGATCAGTAACTTCATCGGGTGGCAACACTATCCATACATTTACAAGCAGCGGATCGTTAACACCAATTTAAAGGAGAACTGTTTTGTCACATTTTGCAAAAGTAGAAAATGGAATCGTAACCCAAGTAATTGTTGCTGAACAAGATGCTATTGATAGTGGTTTGTTTGGTACGGGATGGGTACAAACTTCATACAATACTCGTGGTGGGCAACATCCTGAAGGCAGACCATTGCGTAAAAACTATGCTGGTATTGGCTACGCTTATGATGAACAAAGGGATGCTTTTATTCCACCTAAACCATTCCAAAGCTGGTTATTAAATGAAGAAACCTGTTTATGGGATGCTCCAATTTCATACCCTAATGATGGAAAACCCTATGTATGGGATGAAACAACTACTTATTGGTTAGAGGTGACAAATGGGAATTAATGCTTTTACTAAGACTGGTAACACAGTAACCTTTACTGCTTACACAACAGCGCCTACTCCTGTTCAAGTAACCAATACCACAATTGGTGGAAATCAATATCGCATTATCAATGCGGGTACTACCGTTGTTTTTTTAGGTTATGGAGTAGATGCTGCTAATGCCACAACTGCTTCAGCTAATGTGACTAGTTCTGGTGCTGCTTTTCCGTTATTAGCTGGTACAGACGAAATTTTGACTTTTGTGCCAAACGCTTACTTTACGGGTACAAGTACGGCTAACGCAACAATTTATATTACCCCTGGCGATGGAGTGTAAAACATGGTTCTCAAGGT